TTTAAAACTGCATTTTTTCCATTTGATATTGCACCATTAGAAAAAGTTAAAGTTGCGCCTGATGTGATACCAACTGCTTGATAACCACCAATCGCTTGTTCTAGAATTAATAAGTTTGTATTAGTTATTTGTCCCCAAGTTCCTGAGTTTTCCCCAGTTGCTTGTACTGTAAGTTTTAAACTTGCCGATGTAGAGTTCGCCATATTTTTCTCCGATTCTTAGTATATTATAAATTATTTTAAATAGTGTCAAACACTTATTTAGGCAGCATTCGTAGGAACTTCCTTCCATCCTGGAGGTGTCGTTGGCGCTGAACCTGTATCGACTGCATTCCAAATCAGTACATTTGTACCTGTACCTTGGTTAATTGTCAAGAGATTTCCATTAGGAAATACATTAGTTTCTCCTATTACTGAAACACTTCCTAACCTTACTTGTTGTACTCCTAGACCCGTAATTGGAGGATTTGTGACAGCATCTAAAACAGCTGTTCCAAGAGCCATTGTTAGTGGGAAAATATCATCAGTGTCTGGTCTATATAAACCATCGCCCCAAGTAGATTCACCCCAAGTTCCATCACTCCAACCCATAGCTGCTAATGGAGCAATATTTGCATCACCAGTAATATCAAAAGTATCACCAGCTGCTAAAGCAATCGCCATAACATTACCAGTAACCACTGCATCTGGAGCTGGATCTGCACCAGAGAAATTTTCTAACATACTCATTACAAGAGTATTTGTTTGTCCATTACCCCATGCACTAAAGCCCCAAGTTGATCTGTATCCCCAATAACCTACTGAGAATGCGTTTACTTCTGCAATAGTATTAGGTTTAGAAGCCTCATCACCTAAAGCGGCAGTTAAACTAAAACCTGTAGGAATTATAACTTCTGGATCAAAAGTTAGTGACATTGTCATTGGCAGGCCACTTGGTTCTGCTACAAACGCTGCAAAAGCATCTACTGTAGCAGGAGCACTCATTGTCATTGCTCTACCAACAGCATCTACATTAGAATCTCCATCAAATGCTAATCCTGCACTACCTTCAAATGCAGTCATAGTTTGACCAGTTACAGCAACTACTTGAATTGATTCACCCCAGCCTTCAACTCCCCATCCGTCTGAGCCCCATCCTGTATTAATTTCATTATCGATTACTACGTCATTCAATGACATAGTCATTGGAAAATTATTTGCTAGTACTTGACCACCAATGCCCCAAGCATTTATATTCCATCCTTGTCGTCCCCAACCACGATTAATTTCTGCATCAATTAAAGTTTG